ATAAGCCATAAAAACATAAAAACATGAAAGTGCTTCTTCGATTTGAGTTTCCACGTTTCGAAAGAAGCCAAAAAAACAATAAAAAAAAAGCATTTTTTATTTTCCTTATATAAGTCTTTTTTATTGTGAAATATTTCGTTAAAATATATTTTTTTATTAAAAAAATATGTATAATAAAAAAATGAATTTCTTATACCTATTTGCATACTTCTAGCAATGACGACATTTACCATGCTCTCTGCTGATATTCAGGATTTGAAGAACCGTTTGTTGTACTCCGATCGCATGATCGAGCTCCTCAACAGTATCAAGACTCATGTTGCTTCTCTGAAGTTCATGATTCTTGGTGTGTTGGAGAAAAACAAACAGTTCCTCACCTCTGATTCAGCAAAGCTCGCTACGGAAACCGTTCGACTTTGTCTAGATAAAAAAGACGTCAATCTCACGCAACTTGCTTCGGCAATGAGAATCGTCTTTGACAGCGTTATGCACTGTCAGGTTTTGCAGCAACAGCAGAACCAACCCCTCGCTCTTGAATTGAGACAAGTTGTCTCACGTCCAAGTCGCGAAATCCAATGCGGAACTTTTCAAGCTTTGTCTGGAACTCTCGAGGAGAAGTTCAAGGCAGAGTTGGCGCTGATGCGTGAAAAGGAACGTCTTATGACGGAAATGGGAGCAAAGACAAGACAAATGAAGGAGTTGGTTCGCGCCTCTTCTGACTTGTCAAGTCCTGCACAAGCTCAAATCAATGAGCAAGTGCAGAATGCAAACACGTTTGAGCTTGTCTCTGCTGCCTTTGAGGACTTTGTCCTCAGTAGAACAGCTGAGCTCAACGCGTGTTACAGCGTTTGTTTCCAAATCTGCTAAGGTTGGGATTTTGTGAGTTTGTGCGTTTGTGTGTATATATTTGTGCGTGTGCGTTTGAAAAAAACAACATAAAACAGAAATAAGCCATAAAAACATAAAAACATGAAAGTGCTTCTTCGATTTGAGTTTCCACGTTTCGAAAGAAGCCAAAAAAACAATAAAAAAAAAGCATTTTTTATTTTTTGAAACTTCACATAATATTTTATAAATAATATTCATAAAATACACATTATTTTTTATTTTATCTATATGATATTTTATAAAATAGATAAATACACAGTATTTTATATAAATATTGTATAGATAAATACTTATATTTTATAAAATCTTATTAAACAAATAATTATATTTATTAAACAAAAACAATCAAAATTCTTTAAAAACAATCAAAATGTATAGAATTATTTATCTTAATTTGGCTAAAACATATATTAATCCAACCAGAACATTTTTAGTAAATGATATTATTAAATCTAAAACATTAAAATATGGTGATACAATTAATATTGCAAAGGTAAATGATGAATGGGCAATCTTTAATGAATATATTGAAATTCCTATTAATGAAGCAATCAATATTAATTTTAAACCAACATCAAATCCAAATACCGTATTGGTTAGACCATATTTTCCTTTATTAATTGATAATATGAAAACATGCATTGAAGAAGAAAACTATTTTGATTATGAATTAGATAAATTTAAAAAGCACCAAATTATCCTAGATGAAAATAGATATAGATTTACTAAAAATCTTCATGTAGTCCCAAGCAATGTGTTTCTCCTTTAGCACTTTTAGTAAAAGTGCTGCAAAAACAAGTGAGAAAAAGTATAGCAAAAAAATAATAAAATATAAGAAAAAAAATATAAGAATAAAATTTATTTTTTTGCTAATTATTATTTACATTATTATTCTTTCTTTTTTGCTATACTTTTTTCTAAAAAGTATTCTTATATTTTTTCTCTATTATTGCATTATTTTTGTTGCACTTGTTTTTGCTATACTTTTTTTTAAAAAGTGTTTTTGTTGCACTTGTTTTTGCTGCACTTTTACTAAAAGTGCTTTTTAAAAAGTATTTTCTATTATTCTTTCTTTTTTGCTAACTTTTTCCAAAAGTATATTACGCGGAACACAAATCACAGACATCTCGTTTGTAATTCATGAAGTCAGTATTTTTTTTAACTTGTTCTAGCTTTTCCTTCATTTCCTTTTGACGAGCTGGGTCGATACTGAATTTTGTTGGCATACTTGCTGGTTCTGTATGTAAATAGTATTTGCCTGTTTTTAATCCGCCAGTCCATCCCATAAACATTAATTCATTCCATTTTTCTAAATTAAAGTCTCTAACATATAGATTCATACTTTGTGCTTGGTCTATATATGGTTGTCTATCAATGGCTTGTTGAACTAAAACTCCTTGGTCGATTTCCCATACTGTTTTATACAAATTCTTCATTTCATCGGGGATACCTTCGATATATTGAATAGAACCTTCACTAGCAATTAGATATTCTTTTAATGTAGGATTCCATAACCCAGCATTATATAAATCATTTATTAAATATTTTTTAATAACAATAAATTCACCTGCTGATGTGTCTCTTTTATATACATTAGATGTATAAGGTTCAAAACATTCATTATTTCCTAATAATTGAGATGTTGATGCTGTAGGCATTAATGCAACAAGCATAGAATTTCTAACTCCGAAAGTTTTAATATGGTTTCTTAATGTTTCCCAATCATATCCGCAAACTGGTTTTGCTTCATACATTTCCCAATGGAATACTCCTTGTGAAATAGGGGAACCATCAAATGCAGGATATGCGCCAATTGTCTTTTTAATATCTGGTGTTTCTTTTACTTTATTTTTATAGATATCTCTAGATAATGAAGTAGAAGCAGATAATGCACCATAATAAATGGTTTCAAATATTCTTTTATTTAATTCCGCTGCTTCTTCTGATTCAAAGGGAAATCTAAATTTAGAATATACATCATCTAAGCCCTGAACTCCAATTCCAATAGCTCTTTGTTTATCGCAACCTAATTTAGATTCTTTAGTTGGATGATATGTCTTATCAATTAAGTTATTTAGATTTCTAACAATTATTTTAATAACAGAAATTAATTCATCGAAATCGAAATAAGGTTCTGTAGGAAAGTTATTATCTATATTTTTTTTATCATAAACAAATGCAGGTAATGAAATACTAGATAATATACAAGTTGCATATTCTTTATCTGAACTATATTGAACAATTTCATTACAATTCAAACTAATAATTCCATTTAATACTCCCATATGTTCTTCTGGTTCATTAAAGCAATATACGGGTTCTTGATAACTTAAATATTCAATAGATGATATTTTTACATCAGTTTCTAAATCATTAATGAAGTCATATGAAAATCTTCCTTTTGATAAATTAATATAGTCTTCATCAATTGCTATTGATTCAGTCATATATAAAATTCCAAATTCAGATAATTTATTACAATCAATAATATTAAACTTAAGCTTTCCATTAGATAAACTAGGATTTACACCTAATGTATTACATAGCAATCTGACGTTTTCTAAGAATTCTGAATTACTATGTGCAATTTGTAAATAAATTCTGGCATCTAGAAATCTAAATCCAGCTGAATTTATCAATCCTTGAAGCCAATCTACCTTGTTATCTTTTTTATAATTAATAGGAACCTTATATAATTCTTCCATATCTTCATGTAGAATTAGTTTCCTAGTATTATTAGATATTTCAATAATTTCTTTATATTCAAATTTATCGATTGAATTGATATTATATAATATAATATCTTGGTCTTTATTAAATCCGCATTTATAACCATGTGTAAATGGATATTTAAATTCATTATCAATATCTAAAATAGGCAAATCATACTTCAAAAGCACATTATCTATTTTAAGATTGATTGCTGGAATTTCCATATATGTGGTAATACCTCTAATAGGAAATTTATGATATTTAGTGCATCTAATAATAGCACCATTAGAGAATGTTATTTTTACTAATGATGCATCATCTGATGTTTTCTTAACTAGTGATTTTTTGAAATCTTTTCCAGTCCAAACATTATGATATCCTTCTAGTTCCGAAATATTAAAATATCCATTATCTGTTAATATTTTAGTATCTCCTGTTACACATAGATTTGAACTTTTAATAACTCCAATATTCTTTTGCATATTATTTTTATTAACATTATCACTAAATAAAATATCTGGCATTCCGGTTTCTGAATTTACTTCATAAATACATTCCCAGATATATCTTGCAGGTTTCTGCGCTACATATCTTTTATTTTTTTCTAATTCCAAATATTTATCTCTATATTCATCTCCATAATATTCAGATAAGTCCCCACATGTTAATGGGTCAAAGAATGACCACATTTCGTCATTGGCTACACGTTCCATAAAAATATCAGGAATCCATAAAGCATAGAATAGAAATCTTGCTCTAAGAAGCTCATGTCCTGTATTTTTTCTTAATTCTATGAATTGCATTAAATCTGGATGATGTGGCATAATATATATTTTTGCACTACCTGGTCTTCTTCCTCCTTGGTTAAATGCTAACATACGCGATTCATACATTCTAATAAAAGGAACTATACCAGAAGAAAGACCATTAGTTCCTCTAATTCTTGCTCCTTTTGAACGCCAATTATTAATATGAACTCCAATGCCACCAGCCCATTTAGAAATTCTTGACATATTGGTTCCTGTATGTTCGATTCCTTCTAAACTATCTTCTGTTCCCATTAAGAAACAGCTTGCATATTGTGGTCTTAATCCACCTGCATTATAATATGTAGGAGAAGCATGTGTATATTTTTTTAATGACAATAAGTCATATGTTTCTTTTATGTTATTCATCATATTATCTGTATTAATATTTAATGCAATTGCGGTTCTCATAAACATATCTTGTGGTCTTTCAATAGGCTTATTCTTAATTTTAATAGAATATTGCTTTTGGAATGTTCTGAAACCGAAGAAATCTAATAAGAAATCTCTTTCATAATTTATCATATTATCTATTTCTTCATTATATTCCTCTACAAATTTAAAGAAATCCTTATCTATTAATGAATGAATTTCTCCATTTTCTTCTTCATTTAAATATGCGAGCTTCATCTTATCAACAAAGCTCTTTAATGTATTTTTTTGATGATTATCTATAGCGATTCTTGCTGCTACTTGTAAATAATAAGGATTACCGATACTTAGACTAGCTGAAGCATTTGCTGCATATTCATCTATATCACTAGTTTGCATTCTATTTTTAATACCTTTGCATACTTCTAACATAAGCTCATATGGATTAACATGCTGAATTTTAGGCTCTTTTGTTACTAATTTCTTAATTCTATTAGTAATCATATTAGGGTCAAGCAGTTCCTCTTGTCCCTTACGATTCACAACAAACATAGTTTCGTCCTCCATGCTTATATAAGATACAGGATAAAGTTTTATACTGTTTTTTGATGTTATTATCTATATAAAAATTCAAATTTAACATAATACTTTTTATACTTTTTAAAAAAAAGTATTGCAAAAAGCACTTTTTTAAAAAAAGTGCAGCAAAAAATAAGTGTAAATGTGTAAAATACTTTTAAAAAAATACTTTTTAGAAAAAAGTATAGCAAAAAAGAAAAAAGTATATTAAAAAAAGTATTGCAATAAAAATAAGGGTATAATGTTTTTTGTTATGTTTATTTAAAAATATTTTTGCTGCATATTTCTCAAAAGTATTTTTTATACTTCTTTTTTGCTGCACTTTTCCCAAAAGTGCTTTTTGCAATACTTTTTTTAAAAAGTATAAAAGTGCTTTTTGCTATACTTTTCCCAAAAGTGCTTTTTGCAATACTTTTTTTAAAAAGTATAAAAGTGCTTTTTGCTATACTTTTCCTAAAAGTATTTTTTGCAATACTTTTTTTTAAAAAGTATATTATAAGGAAAACTTATTTATTACAAATTGTGGAGGTATTTTTGCTTCTAGATTAGAAATTATAGTTATTTTATGTTGTATTTCATATTGCATATTATTTATTTTTTTAGTTATTTTATTTATGTCTTCATTATTATCTATTTCATTTATATTTTTATATAGAGCTGTAATGCATAATTGGTTTTCTTGTGTTGGGTTTTGTAGCTGTTTTTCTAATAAATAATTAACCTGCGAAACAAGTCCTAATTTCTTATTATTTAATTCCTTTTGTTTATTATTATATTCATTTACAAGGTCTAAATACTCATTATTCATTTGCATAGTTTCTACTGATATTTTATTTATTAAAATTTTAATAGAAATGTATTCATGACCATCGTGAATATTCATTTTGCTATATTTTTACTAAAAGATTTTTTGCTATACTTTTTTTATTTTTTGCTATACTTTTTAGAAAAAAGTATTTTTTTAAAAGTATTTTTTGCAATACTTTTTCTAAAAAGTATAAAAGTATTTTTTTATTTTTTGCTATACTTTTTTTAAAAAGTATTGTAATATAAATAATTGTTATTTTATATTTAGATATCTTTGAAAATGAATTTGAATAAAAAAATAATTTTTAGTAAAATACTATCATATAGTAAAGCTTTTAAATTAGGAAATCAAAATAATGAAGTTAAATCCCAAAATGAAGAGTTAGCACTTAAAAAATATTCTAAAAAAGATTCTAAAAAAGATTCTAAAAAAGATTCTAAAAATGGATTGACGGATTCGTCTAATGTTATCACAAATGGATGCACTGGATTTGTTATTATTGATGAAAATGCAAATAAGTTTATTGATTTTAATAGTATGTATTGGGTAAAGGAACTATTCATATTACATTATATTAATAAACATTATTTAGAAAATACTCCTAGATTATTAAAATATGACTTTGTTAATAATATTAAACCCAAGAATAATAAAGAATATTTTTATGCTAAATTAGTTATGGAAAAATATGATAAATTACTATTAAACCATAAGCCTAAAAATGATAGAGAACTTTTACAAATTTTTATAGATTTGGTTTCAGCACTTAAAGTTATGCATAGTTTAAATATTTGGCATAGAGATTTAAAGTTAGATAATGTTATGATGAGAAATAAGAGAGCTTATCTAATTGATTTTTCTCATTCTTATTATAAGAAAACCGAAGATATCATGTTGGAAACTATGATTTCCACATATGGATATCAGGCACCAGAAGTAACTCAATATATAGAAGACCCATTTACTAAAAAATATGATAGCAAACAAGATATCTGGGCATTAGGAATTATGTTTCTGGAATTATTAACTGATTTTGATATTTATGATTTATTAGATACAGATGATGAAAAGACATATAATGAATTTTATCAGAATGAAGAATTTAAAAATAAGATTTCAGAACATTACGATACTAAGAAATGTTCTAATTTTAAATCTGATTATAAAGAACTTATTTTAGAAATGCTGGAACAAGACCCAGAAAAAAGAATATGCTCTGAAAATTTATATAAAAGATTAATTGATATGGTTAATTTTTATAATATTAACTGTTCATTAGAACCAAATAATAAAAAACTAGTTATTATTCCTAGTAATTCTTGCAATATTGAATATTTAAATAAGAAGAAAGAAATGAATGATATATTTGATAACGAAAATTTAGAATCATTATTATTAAATAAATATCCTTTATGGAATGATAATTATGACTTTATTTGTTATGTTAGAAAAAGATGTCATTTCAAAACTAAATTTACTCATATATTTAAATTCTTATATACATTTGAGAAGTTACATTCACTTATTATAGATAAACATTTATTATTTTCTATGTTATTCATACTAAATGTTTTTATAAATGATGATTTCAAGATGCTTAATTATTCTATTATTGAATTAAACTTGAATGGAGAATTAGTAAAAGAAAAAATATCATTCTTACTTAAGAATACTATAGAATTATTTACTAATCTAGATTTTTATAATGAACAAGAAGAATTATTTGAGAAAGCAGGATATACAAAAAATAAATATGATGCATTAATTGAACGAGAAGAAGAAATAGATATAAAAATTAATAAAATTAATAAAATATTTGATAAATATATAAATGATAAAGGAAGACGAGATAATAGAATTAATAAAAGAATATAAAGAATATAACAATACAGTTCTTTTATATTATATAATCATGATGTGCGTTATGATATTGGTCATTGTGTATTGGCTTAATAAATTAGAAACAAAAAAATGTTTAGCAAAGGATGAGCCTAATCCTGATAAGGTTAATCTTATAGTTACATAACACATTATTTCATAAATGTGTTATGTGTATAATTAATTTGTTATGTGTATAACAAATGTTATGCATATAATTAAACTTTAACTACTTCGTCATGATGGAATTTTGTTTTTTGGTTGGGATAACCTTTTGGATTAGAATATACTTTAGATTTTCCAATTGCTTTATTAT